ACTGTTAGTTATTGCGACGGCTACAATTGGTTTTCCGTCCAATAGTGAAGCGCCTCTATAAATGATATAACCACTGATTTTTTTTGCTGCCATGATATTACCTCCAGTTTAGGATAATGCCTAGAATGATATTGCCTAGGTTAACCGGTAAAGTCAACCTAGGATAAACCCTTATTATGCTGCGACTAATTCGGACTCTTCGGCGACTGGCTGCGCTGCCTCTTCGCTGCTGGCGAATGCCTTAATATAGTCGGCTGCTTTTTGCGCTAGTGCTGCCGCTTTAAATATTGCTTTATTGTCATTTTTTAGGACTCTCAACCAAGAGGCGATATATCCAGCATGGCGCAGGTCGCCATTAATCTGATAATTGGCGCATAAGAATGCGGCGGACAATTCGGCTATCAACTCTTCGGCGGCATATGCTTCATTCCCAAATCTACCGGACAAATCACGATTAAGGCGACTGGCTGCGCCGCTCCAGTGAGTGAGCTCATGCAATAAAGTAGCATAATAAGCGGCTTCAGTTTTAAAGTCTGTTTTTTGTGGCATTTGAATAAAATCTTGAGCCGGTGAATAAAATGCCTTGTCGCCGCCATGTTTAATGACTGCGCCGCTGGCTGCTGCCAGTGTCTCAAGCGCTGCAATGCTATTGAATGTTTTTGCCGGTAACACTGGCGCAGTGTATCCGTCGACTTGGTCGGCATTAAATACACTGTATGATTTTAAAACATAATGATATGTTTTCTCTTCGCCGCTTGCCGTAACCTTGCTGCCAGTGACTGGCGAATAAAAGATAATTGTAGTGCCTTTAGTGCCTTTTTTAACTTGAGCGCCGACTGATAACCACTGCTTATAAGTACCCCATGCGCCGGACTTGTAACCGGCTGCAGCTTCGCTCATGCCTAGAATGATAGTATTAATACCATTGTAGCCCTTGCCACTGATTACATTATGGCTGCCGCTGCTGCTGCCTTGCCATTGCTTTACCCATGGCGCTGCGCCGCTCTCAAGCTGCTTAATAATAGTGTCTGTTACTTGTTGATAGATTAATGCGCTCATTTTTAATGCCTCCAGTTTAGGATACTGCGGTTTAGTTTAAGAGAATATTACATTTTGATTGAGCGCAATAAAATTATTTTTTACTGCCTCAAGTGTTGCAATGCGCTTGCGTAGGTTAGCGATAAGTAAGTCGTCCGGCTTATCCGCAATTGAATGATTAAAGATACTGCGGTTTAGCGTATAGATTACGCTATCAATACAACCCATTGCGGTGTATAGGTCATCGGCATGGTTTTCTGTTATTTGCATAGTCTTAATTCCTTATCTACGGGTTTAAATTGTGCTGCTTACCTATAGTATAACGGCACAATTCTATAAAAGTATACAATTATTTTATAGGGATATACCCTTAGTTGCGTAAATACAACACTGTTTGTATTGTCATTTTAGAGTATAGTTCCCTTGTCCTGGTAATGAAATAGTGTTGTATTAATACCACTGTATAGGTATCCAGTAGTTACCCTGTATAGGTGCATCATAGCAACACTCACTAGACCTGTATAGAATTACAGTATCGACTCTGTCCCTATTATTATCCTATGTAAGTGCTTACTATCATTGACTCTGTCCCCATTATTGCTTCATTGATGTAAGTGAGTGCTTACTTCGCTATAGGGGGGAGGGGGTTGATGTTATAGTATAATATTGTGGGAGGCGCTATAGCACACAAAAGAGTAAAATAGGACTTATGCTAATATAGACTTAACTGATTGATAATAAAAGATAAAATAGTCAACATTGTCAATAATGGAAAATGCTCACTGCGAAGCAGGTCTGCGGAGGTCAACAAAGCTATGGTAGCCCCGCTACGGTAAAGACATAGTAAGTGTAGGGTCTATAAAATAATGCTTGACAAAATCACGAAAGTATGCTAAAATCGCTTTACAAGAGTTCAGCAACACACTATAAAGTAATCGGGACAGTCCCCTTCGGGACGACAAGTTATAGCGTACTGTAGCATGGGGAACGAATAACCGACAGGTAGTTCCCCCTAATAGCGAACAACGGTCTACGACAGCACTCTATAGTATTAGTAGGGCTTTGAATTTTTTTAATGTGTCTTCCTAAAAGGATAAAAGACTAATGTCTGATGATGTGTCTTCAAACGAAGTGGTTGTTCTTGAAAAAAAGAAACGACCAAAGATTCGCAGACGAGAAGTGGTTAATGGTAAACCGAAGCGTGGTCGTCCTTCAAACAAGGCAATTGCTAAAAAGAAGAATCCCGGCACACTGGGCAGACCTCCCGGAGATGCAGCCCGAATAGCCGAGTTTAAAGCAAGACTACTTGCTACTGCTGGTGACAGTGTTATCACCAAGATTATTGAAACAGCACTTGCTGACGGACACCCAGCACAGGGTGCAATGTTAAAGTTCTGTGGAGAACGACTGTTACCACTGTCTAGTTTTGAGGCAAAGTCTGGTGGTGGTACTCCGCAGATTAGTATTAATATTACTGGGATTAATTCACCAACAGTAGAAACTGCAGAAGAAGTAATTGAAAACGATTACACTGATGTAGTCATAAAGGATATAGAATAATGGCAGATTTGAACTTCAGTCTGCTAAAGTGGCAACAAGAAGTATTTAAAGACACTACTCGCTTTAAGGTTATTGCTGCGGGTCGTCGCTGTGGTAAAAGTAGATTATCTGCAGTAACCCTATTGATTGAAGGGTTAAATTGTCCTGAAGGCTCAAGTGTGATGTATGTCGCACCAACGCTAGGACAAGCCCGTACAATTATCTGGGATTTGTTGATGGACTTAGGTAGACCGATTATTAAGTCTGCTCACATTAACAACTTAGAGATTACTTTAGTTAATGGTCGTAAGATTCTAGTTCGTGGTGCAGATAATCCTGACTCGCTTCGTGGTGTCAGTTTGACATATCTGGTGATGGACGAGTGTGCGTTTATTAAAGCAGAGATTTGGGAAAAGGTATTACGAGCATCTTTGTCTGATAAAAAAGGTAGAGCCATGTTTATTTCTACCCCATCTGGTCGTAATCACTTTTATGACTGGTATCAGTTAGGACAAGCTGGTGACGATGAAGAGTGGAAGTCTTGGCACTTTACCACTGCAGATAACGAAACCATTGACCCTAAAGAGATTGAAGCAGCTAAAAGGACATTAAGTTCCTTTGCGTTTGGACAAGAATATTTGTCTTCCTTTAACAACGCTGGTGCAGGTTTGTTTAAAGAAGAATGGGTTAAGTTCGGAGATGAACCTAAGTCTGGTAGTTGGTACATTGCAATTGACTTAGCTGGATTTGAAGAAGTGGCTAAGAACGCTAGTGCCTCTAAGAAAAGATTAGACCAATCCGCTATTGCGTGTGTTAAAGTAACCGATGACGGGAAATGGTATGTGGACAAGATTGAAGCAGGTCGTTGGGACATTGAAGAGACAGCGACTAGAATACTTAAAAATATCGCACAGTACGAGCCGATGGCTGTAGGGATTGAGCGAGGAGCATTAAAGAACGCTGTATTGCCTTATTTGAGTAACTTGATGCGTCAGCACAATTGCTACGCTCATATCGCTGATTTAACGCATGGAAATAAGAAAAAAGTAGATAGAGTTATTTGGGCTTTGCAAGGTAGGTTTGAGCATGGTCAAGTGATTCTGAATGCTGAAGGTGACTTTGATGAGTTTGTAGACCAGTTGCTAATGTTTCCTACAAATCAAGTTCACGACGATTTACCTGATGCTTTGTCTTACATCGACCAACTAGCCGTAACAACTTATGGCTTTGACGATGCTGATGAAGAATATGAATGTATGGATATTATAAGCGGATACTAATATGAAATGTCCTATTGCTACACATGATATAAAAACCAATCTAAAAAACAGAGACTGGGCATTTAAGAATGTCGGTTACGGTCCTGCAAATCCCAATGAACCTAACAGTGCCTTTTGGAATGCTAAAGCCAATGAATGGCAAACAGAACTAAAGCAAGCCAAGTCTATGCGTTGTGGTAACTGCTCTGCGTTTATCCAAACCCCTGAGATGATGGAATGTATTCGTACTGGCATTGACGAAGAAAAAGACAGTTACGCAGAAGATGTCATTGAGTCTGCTGGCTTAGGATATTGTGAACTATTTGATTTTAAATGTGCAGACACTCGCACTTGTAATGCTTGGTTAATTGGCGGTCCTATTACAGAAAGTAATATGGAAATGCCTGATATGATGACAGACACCACTGAGGACTAAAATGGCTCAAATGAAAGACAACAACGAATCAACTCAGTGGGATGAACCTACTGAATCAGATAAAGAGATTATTGCATTCGTTATTGAACACACTGACTTATGGAGAGACTATCGTGACCAAAACTTCCTAGATGATTGGGAAGAGTACGAAAGAATCTTTAGAGGTGAGTGGGAAGCTCAGGACCGTACTCGTGAGTCAGAGCGTAGCCGTATTATTTCTCCTGCAACTCAGCAAGCTATTGAGACTCGTCACGCAGAAATTATGGAAGCTATCTTCGGTGATGGTGAGTATTTTGACATTGAAGATGACGCTGCTGACGACCAACCAATGGATGTTGCCCAGCTTAAGATTCAGTTACAAGAAGATTTAGAAAAACAAAAGGTTCGTAAACAGATTGATCAAATCGAACTGATGGCAGAGATTTATGGTACTGGTATTGGTGAGATTGTAGTTAAAAAAGATAAAGAGTATATTCCTTCTACTCAGCAAATCCCCGGCTCTACTCAAGCCGCTTATGGTGTTACTGAGCGTGAATACACTTGCGTTAAACTTAATCCTGTAAATCCTAAGAACTTCCTCATTGACCCTAATTCTTCTACTGTGGAAGATGCACTAGGTTGTGCTGTTGAGAAGTTTGTGTCTATTCACAAAGTTGTAGAAGGCATGGAAAAGGGTATCTATCGTAAAGTCAACATCAACTATGCTTCTGATGATACTGCACTAGAGCCAACTCAAGAACTTAAACAGTTCCAAGATGGTAAAGTTCGTCTATTAACTTATTATGGTTTAGTTCCTCGTGAATACATTGAACAGTTGGAAAATTCAGATGGTGAAGAAGTTATTGACTTGTTCCCAGATGACTCTGTTGCTGATGATTATGCTGACCTTGTAGAAGCGATTATTGTCATTGCTAACGACTCTATGCTCCTCAAGGCAGAAAAGTCTCCTTACATGATGAAAGACCGTCCTATCGTTGCGTATCAAGACGATACAGTCCCTAATCGTTTCTGGGGTCGTGGTACTGCTGAAAAAGCATACAATATGCAAAAGGCTATAGATGCCCAGTTACGCAGTCATTTAGACAGTCTAGCCCTTACCACCTCACCAATGATTGCTATGGACGCTACAAGGCTTCCTAGAGGTGCTAAATTTGAAGTTAAACCGGGTAAAGCAATCCTTACCAATGGTGCTCCTTCAGAGATTCTGTTCCCATTTAAGTTCGGTCAGACAGACCAGACTAACATTGCTACCTCACAGAACTTTGAGCGTATGCTTTTACAAGCTACTGGTACTGTAGATTCGTCAGGCATGCCTTCACAAGCCCCTCGTGACGCTGGTACAGGCGGTATGTCTATGGCAATGGCAGGTATTATTAAGAAATACAAGCGTACATTGACCAATTTCCAAGAAGATTTCTTGATTCCGTTCATTCGTAAGGCTGCATATCGTTATATGCAATTTGACCCTGAGCGTTATCCGTCAAAAGACTACAAGTTTATGCCAACTGCTACCCTTGGTATCATGGCTCGTGAGCATGAACAGCAGCAATTCATCGCTTTACTGCAAACTTTAGGACCAAATACACCAGTATTGCCAATTATTCTCAAAGGAATCATCGGTAACTCTAGTTTATCTAACAAAACTGAACTTGCACAAGCATTAGACCAGATGAGTCAGCCTAATCCACAGGTACAACAGCTCCAACAAGCAGAACAACAGCTTAAATTACAGGCTGCACAGGCTCAAATCAAGAGTTTGGATGCTTCTGCTGCTAAAGACATGGCTGATGCTCAGAAAACAATGGTTGAGGCTCAATTAGCTCCTAAAGAGACTGAAGCTAAGGTAATTGCTTCTGTTTCTCGTAATCTGCCACAACAAGGCGACCAAGCAAACGCTGAATTTGATAGAAGAGTGAAGATTGCTGAGTTAATGTTAAAAGAAGCAGACCTAAAAAACAATACTAAAATTGTTGAAATGCAAATGTTTGATAAGTCTGCTACAATAGGAAAGACTGAAGAAGATTTCTTAAATAATCTGACTGCAAAGCTCTCTAAATAATGGCTAATATTAAAGATTTTATCAAGAAAATAGGAAACGAAACTGTTTCCTTAGAAGAACAGCAAAAAGCCTTAGCAGCGGTTGAACAAACCATTGTTGAGGCTAAAGCTAAACGAGAAGAGTCTATCGGTAAGAATGTAGACTTAGTTATCTCTGCCTTAAAAAAGATTGAATCTGACTTAGAAGCTAAACTAGTTGAACTGAATAACACTCCTGCTAAACAGGGTGTTGCTGGTCCTAAAGGTGAAAAAGGTCGTGATGGTAGTGATGGTAAAGACGGCTACAAAGGTCAAGATGGTAAAGACGGAGTAGATGGACAAGACGGCAAAGATGGTGCAGATGGTATTTCTGTCACTGACGCTAAGGTAGACTTTGACGGCTCTTTAGTTATCACTTTATCTGATGGTCGTGAGATTGATGCTGGTACTGTTTTATCTGTTGATGCTGCCAAGCACATTCACTCTGTACAAACTGGTGGTACTGGTTCTACATCACAAGCTGTATTAGATGCTATTGCTGCTATTCAAGCACAAATTATTAGTATTATTGGATTTAGCAATACTGCTGCAAGCGGCACACAAATTGTATTGACTGCTACTTCTGTACCAAATTATGTAATTACTGGTTCAGGCGGTCAAACAATTAAGCTACCCGATGCTACAACGCTACCTAATGGCGCAGTATTTTCATTTAATAATAATCAATCTAGTGGTGCAATTAGTGTAAACAATAATTCTAATACTTTAGTAGTTTCTATACCGTCAGGTGCTTTTACTGTAGTTACTTTGTTGTCTAATTCGATTGCCGCAGGTTCTTGGGATACTCATGACCAAGCTCCATCTAATGTAAGTTGGTCAACTAATACATTTTCTTATCCCGGTTCTATTACATCAGCTACTTGGAATGGTAATGTCGTACAAGTAAACAGGGGCGGCACAGGAGCAAACACATTAACTGGATATGTCAAAGGTAGTGGCACAACTGCATTAACAGCTTCTTCTACTATCCCTAGTACGGATATTAGCGGTCTTGGCACAATGTCCACGCAAAATGCAAGCTCTGTAGCTATTACAGGCGGCACAATAGACAACACAGTTATTGGTGGCACTACCCCAGCCGCAGGTACATTTACTACTATTACAGGACAGACAGAAGTATTAAAAGGTACTGGGCAGAATTTATTAGTTCAATCTAGTGTTTTAACAAATGCTTCTTGGCTTCAATCTGTTATTACTGTTACTGGCTCTCAAACAGACCCATTTGGAGGTACTACTGCGGCTTTGCTAAACAATGGAACTTCTGCTGGAACTCATCAAATAGCACAAGCAGTTTCATCAATTTCTAGTAGCAATTTAACTTATACATTTAGTGTTTATGCAAAAGCTGGAACAGCAAATTACATAGGTTTATATTCTAGTAGTCAAGGCGCATTTTTTAATTTAACTACAGGTGCGTTTAGCGCAAATATTATTGGCGCACCAATTTCCTATACATCTACAAATACTGGTTTGCCTGCAGGGTGGTGGCGAGTTTCTATTACTGTAAGCGGAAATTCAGGCGCACAATTTCAAATAATTATGTCAGAAGATGGCACTAATTATTCCTATACTGGCACAAGCAAAACAGTAACAATTTCATCGCCACAATTAGAATTTGGCACAACAGCAAACGCTTATCAATCCACAACCTCAGCAATTGTTTATGGAACTCCATCATTATCATTTAATAATGCGGCTTCTGTTTCAATGGATAATTTGGGCAATTTAGCTGTTTCCCCAGCAGGAACAGGCGCACTACAAGCACAAGCTACTACATCTTCTGCTACTGGTGGTAATGCTAGGGGTGCTAATGCAACAGATTGGCAAACAAGTAGAAGTAGTGCAGGGCAAGTTGCTAGTGCTTCCCAAGCAGTAATAGGCGGTGGTGCAAGTAATACAGCTTCAGGTGCATATTCTGTTGTTGGTGGTGGCAATACAAACTTAAATCAAGGTGCTGGTGATTTTATTGGTGGTGGTAACGGAAACGCTACGGCTAGTAACTTTGCTTCAGTTGTAGGCGGTCAAGGTAATTCCGCTAACGGATTTTATAATGTTATTGGTGGTGGTTACACAAATTCAGGAACTTCAAGTTCTACTGTAACTACCCAAACTTCTGCAACTACAGGCGGTTCTACTGCTGTAACTTTGGCGGCAAGTAACGCAAGCATTAAAGTAGGTCAAATGGTTCGTGGTACAGGAATACAAGATTATTCTTATGTAGCCGCAATATCAGGCACATCTTTAACTTTAAGCCAAAACGCAAATTCAACTCAAGCATCAACAACTTTACAATTCTATACCCCTCATGGAATAGTAGTAGGCGGTGGTAATAACCAAGCTACAGGTAGTTATTCATTTATTGGTGGTGGTGGTGATGCTGGTACTGCTGGAAACCGAAATGTGGCTAGTGGGGACTGGAGTTTTGTTGGTGGGGGAACTAAGAATACGGCTAGTGGATTGTATTCATCCGTAAATGGTTCAAGCAATACTTCTAGCGGAACATCATCGGTTGTTGCTGGTGGCGGTGCGTATGGAGCGCAAGGATTTTTAGGAAATAATGCAAGTGGCACAAGTGCTTTTATTGGAGCAGGATTAGGAAACATTGCTAATTCTAGTTATTCTGCTGTTGTAGCTGGAACTTTTGGAACAACAAGAGCGATTGATGCTATCCATGTTTTTCCAGCAATTAATAATGCTTTTGGGGCAAATGCCACAGGTGTTGCTCAAGCTGCTTTATTAGTTCTTGCAAAACAAACAACTGATGCAACTCCTACAGTTCTCGTTTCTAATAATAATGCCGCTAGTTCAACAAACCAAGTAATACTACCTAATAACTCTGCTTATTACTTTACTGGCGAAGTTATATCAGGAGTAACTGGCGGTGGAAACACTAAAGGTTGGGAAATCGCTGGTGTAATTAAGCGAGGTGCTAACGCTGGTGCTACAACCCTTGTAGGCTCAACCGTCACATCTATGTACGCTGATGTAGGTGCGGCAACATGGACTATTGGTCTTACAGCCGACACTACTAATGGTGGTTTAGCAGTTACTTTTACAGGGCAAGCAAGCACAACTATTCGTACAGTTTGCCAAATCCGTACAACAGAAATGACTTACTAAGGAGCAATAATGGCACTACAACTTAACCTTTCAACAACGCAATTCGGTGTACCTGCACCACAAGCATACGCTAGAATTACTAACTTTTTTGGTACAAAAGACCAAATTCAAGTCCAAGTAGCTATCTACTATAACGAAGATGCAAGACATGGCAACATGGCTACAGTTAAAGAAAATGCTCATTACATTGCTATTGAGGACTTAAAGGGTGATTTAATCCCTGCAATCTATGAAGTGTTAAAGACATTTAGCGATTATGAAGGTGCTATAGACGCATAAAAAATAGCTTGACTTTTTTATAAAGTTGTGGTAAAATACGGCTATATAAGTAAGTAAGCACTCACTTACATTCTCCAAAAGGACAAAGAATGGATGAAAAACTACAAGCCTATTACGAGGCAAGATTCTCGATGATGGCTACAGAAGGTTGGAAAGACCTTATTGAAGACGCTCAAAAGATATTTGACGCTTTGAATAATGTTTTACCAATACAGAATGAATCAGAATTAAACCTTAAAAAGGGACAACTTGACATCCTTCAGTGGTTGTTAAGCCTAAAAGGTAGTTCTGAGCAGTCCTATGAGCAGCTCATGTCGGGAGACTCAGCAGATGGCTCTTAGGGTATTTGATTTCCTCTGTGAGGATAACCATTTACACGAACACTTTGTTAGTTATGAGGTGACAGAAGTATCGTGTGAAACTTGTAGTAAACCTGCTTTAAAACAGATTTCAACTCCTAATATCAAACTTGAACCCTACTCTGGCATTTTTGTTGGTGCAGCAGACAAGTGGGCTAGAAACAGAGCTGAGAAACTGAAACAAGAGCAGAAGCAGAACCAAGCCTAAGACACCTCGAAAGAGCCTTAGATTATAAATCCTAAAATCACTTGATACGGTGACAGGAGACTTTAAAAATGGCAGCACAATTGATTGATGATAACGAACTGTTAGATAACCAAAACCAAACAGCCGACGATATTACTGATGAGACTTCTAGTGTACCAGAAGCAACCCCAGAAGTAAACGCACCTGTAGAAGAATTACCAGAGAAGTATAAAGGTAAGACTGCTATAGAGATTGCTAAGATGCACCAAGAAGCTGAAAAGCTCATTGGCAGACAAGCAAACGAAGTGCATGAAGTTCGAAGTTTGGCAGACCAGTTATTAAAACAGCAACTCGATTCCAACAAGCCAATCGCAGCCCCAATTGAAGAATCGCTTGAAGAAGACTTTTTTGTAGACCCTAACCGGGCAGTCGCAAGAGCAGTTGAGAAGCACCCTGCTGTAATTGAAGCTAAAAACACAGCAATGGAATTGAGGAAGAATAAGACGGCAGCACAACTGTCGGCTAAACATCCTGATTTTGGAACTATTGTACAAGATACAGGTTTTCAAGATTGGGTTAAGGCTTCTCCAGTTCGATTGAATATGTTTGCTAAAGCAGACGCTGAATATGATTTTGATAGTGCAGATGAGTTGTTATCTACTTACAAAGAGATTAAACAAATTCGTCAAACACAACAAACTCGTAAAACAGATGTTGTAGAAGCAAAAGCTCAAGATGCAGCGATGAAAGCAGCAACTGTTGATGTAGGCGGTACTGGTGAGTCTAGTAAAAAGGTTTATCGAAGGGCAGACCTTATTAAACTGAGAATGACAGACCCTGACAGGTACATGGCACTTCAAGATGAAATCATGAGTGCTTATGCCCAAGGACGAGTCAAGTAATTTTAAAATTTATAATTTAAAGGAAATATATTATGGCACTAGGTACAGACCATGTAACGGTCACAACAGCGAATACATTCATCCCAGAAATCTGGAGTGACGAGATTGCCGCTGCTTACAAAAAATCATTAGTACTAGCTAATCTTGTCAAGAAGATGTCTTTCAAAGGCAAAAAAGGCGATACAGTACATATCCCTGTTCCAACTCGTGGTTCAGCATCTGCTAAGTCTGCATCAACTCAAGTAACTTTGATTGCTGCAACTGAGTCAGAAGTAACAGTAACTATCGACAAACACTATGAATATAGCCGTTTGATTGAAGATATTGTCGAAGCTCAAGCATTGTCTTCACTGCGTCAGTTCTACACAGACGACGCTGGTTACGCTTTGGCTAAACAAGTTGACACCAACCTAATTCAATTAGGTCGTATCGCTCAAGGCGGTGCTAATACAGCAGCTTACACTAAGGGTTACATCGGTGGTGACGGTTCAACATTGTATGTTGCTGCTTCAAACAACGCTTCTGCATTGACTGATGCTGGTATCCGTCGTGCTATCCAGCGTTTGGATGACAGCGATGTTCCAATGGATGGTCGTTATTTCGTTATTCCTCCATCAAGCCGTAATACATTGATGGGCTTGGCTCGTTATACTGAGCAAGCGTTTGTTGGTGAAGTTGGTTCAAACAACACCATCCGCAATGGTGAAATCGGTAACTTGTACGGTATGCCTGTATTTGTGTCTTCTAACGCTGACACAACTTCTGGTTCTACTGCAGCTCGTGCTTGCTTAATGGGTCACAAAGATGGTATCGTACTTGTTGAGCAGATGGGTGTTCGTTCACAGACTCAGTACAAACAAGAGTACCTTGGTACATTGTTCACTGCAGATACACTCTACGGTGTAAATGAGTTGCGTGACTACGCTACTGTTGCTTTGATTGTTCCAGCTTAATAGCTAGTTGATTTACTCTGCCCCGGTAGAAACTGCTGGGGCAGTTTACTTTAGTGCTCTGTCAAGAGTTTTAAAATAAACTGTGGAGATATAAATGGTAAAGTTTAAGTGTATTGCATCTGGCAATTTTATTTCTTTTGAACATGAAGTAGATATTGTTACTACTCGTGACAATCCTGCTTATGAAGAAGTTACAGAAGAAATCAAACAAGAAGAAAAACCTGTAGCAAAGAAAATTACCAAGAAAACAACCTCTGAGGAGTAATCGTGAGTAATTATACAAAAACGACTAACTTTACTTCAAAAGATAGTTTATCTACTGGTAATCCGCTAAAGATTGTTCGTGGTGCTGAACACGATACAGAATACAACAATATTGCTACAGCTATTCAGACTAAAGCTGATTTAGCATCTCCTGCATTAACCGGAACAGCTACTGCTGTAAACTTAACTGTTAGCGGTACTTTAACTACTGCTAGTGGTGTTTTAGTAGCCTCTGCTACAACAGATACAACTAATGCAAGTAACATCTCTAGTGGTACTTTACCTGCTGCAAGACTTCCTGCACACACAGGTGATGTCACAAATTCTGCGGGTTCAGCAGCATTAACACTAGCTACAGTAAATTCTAACACAGGTGCTTTTGGTTCTAGCACATCTATCCCAGTAGTTACAGTCAATGCTAAGGGTCTTATAACTGCGGTTTCGACTGCTACTGTAGCTGGTGGTCAATACTTTGGCTCTGCTTCTACCAAGGCTATTGCATATAACTCTAACACCATCGCAGAAAATGTCACAATAACTGCTGGCAATAATGGTTTATCTGCTGGTCCTATAACAATTTCAGATACTTATACAGTAACAGTTGAAACTGGTGCTGTGTGGGTAATCGTCTAAGGAAAATATTATGGCTGGCAAAATAACAGTTTCAACAATTAATGACAGTAGCGGAGTTCTTGCCACGCAAAATGGCATGACTGGTATTGCTAAAGCATGGGTTCAATTTGTTGGTGGAACATCACCATCAATAAATGGTTCTTTTAATGTAAGTTCTGTTACATATGTAGCAACAGGTGTTTATCAAATAAATTTTACTACCGCTATGAGCAATTCAAATTATGCTCCACAAGCCTGTTATGCAATTAATGCTGGTACAGCATATTCTGCTGGTTGTGGTTTATTTTGGAATAATTCTGCAACTACAGCACCAACTACATCTTCATTTTATTTTGTTACTGCTGGCATAACAAGTGGACCATACAATCCATCTTATGTTTCAGTAGTAGTTTTTGGAGCATAAATCATGGCAGGAACTTTAACAATATCAACGCTATCAGACGGCACTAATAGCACTTCTGCAACTAACTGTATTCAAGGTTCTGCAAAGGCTTGGGTAAGGTTTTATGGAATAGGAACAGCAACTAATAACGCATCATACAATATTAGTTCTGTTACTAGAAATTCATCAGGAAATTATACTATTAATTTTACAAATGCAATGGTTGATACAAATTATTCTGTTGGAGGAACGGTTGGATATAATGATGCGTCATCAAGCGGTAATTTAAGTCCAAAAACTTTTAACACAACTTCATTGCGTTTTATAACACAATATGCAAATGGTAGTTTTAACGATTACGATTACATTTCTGTTCAAATTTGGCGATAAAAATAAGGAAATTAAAATGACACAAGCAATTATTTTCACTAACTCCAATGGCGGTGTATCAGTTTGCATCCCCACTGGCGAAATCTCAATCGAAGCCGTACAAGCTAAAGACACCCCCGTTGGTTCTTTAATTGTGAACACTTCTGACCTACCAAGAGATAACGACTTCTTTGATGCTTGGGAACTAGCTGACGGAGTAGTTACTGTTAGCCTAGATAAAGCTAAAGAAATCACTAAAAAGCGTCTAAGAGCAGAGCGTGAGCCTTTGCTTTCCGCACAAGATGTTTTATTCCAACGAGCACAAGAATCTAATGCTGACACTACTGCTATTGTTGCTGAAAAACAAAGATTGCGTGATGTAACTAACTTCTCTGCAACAACTTTAGACGAATTGCGTAGCCTTAAAGCTGGAGTGTAATCATGGCAGTTACTATATATGGTAGTGGACAAGTCCCAGTACAAGTGGTTAGCACAACTTTAAATACGCCATTTTCAACGGCTAGTACATCATTTACAGATTTAACTGGGTTATCTGCAACAATTACTCCAAAATCTGCATCTAATAAAATATTAATACTTGTTACTTCTTATCAATCAAACAGTAGTACAAGCGGATTAACTGTTTATAACTTGGTTCGTGGTTCAACTAATATTTGTACCCCATCAAATACAGGATTAACATTTTCAGCTAGTGCTGGTTGCTATATAGCTTCGGCAGATAATATTTTTCCTTTTAGCATCAGTTATGTAGATTCTCCAGCAACAACTTCTGCAACAACATATAAAGTGCAAATAAAAGGCAATGCTGGAACTGCTTACATTAACCAAAGGGTGACCGCAGACACGGCTTTAACTTCTACAATTACATTAATGGAGTTGGCATATGCTTGATTATTCACTTATTCTTACAATTAACTATGCTGGTAAAGAATGGTCTTTAAGTGGTAATTCTTATGATGGTCTTGTATGGCTGTCAGATACACCTAAACCTACCCAATCTGAACTTGATGCCTTGTGGGAATCAACACAAGCCGCAGTAGCCGCTAAAGCACAAGCCGCCATTGATACAAAGGCTTCTGCACTAGCTAAACTAGCGGCTCTTGGGTTAAACCAAGACGAAGTTAAAGCGTTAGTTGGGTAAGTCATGACCGAATTAATTGACAATACAGAGGCTAGACTGAACTCACACGAGGCTGTGTGTGCAGAAAGGTATCTAGGTATCAACGGACGATTAAAACGCTTAGAACAGATTCTGATATGTTCTTGTGGCTTTATTATTACTTTACTGGCTACTGTAGCATTTAAACTACACTAATTTTAGGATTATCATGTTTTCAGATTTAATTGCTTTGTTATTATCCAGTAGAGATGCTGCTCATAAGCAACATTGGAATACTGTTAGTTTTTCACAGCACAAGACTTTAAATGAGTTTTATGATTCTATTCTTGAATTAACTGATTCATTGATGGAAAAATATCAGGGACGAAAAGGTCGTGTTGAAATACCAGCATTGATTGAACCGGGTATTTATACAGAAACACCAATGACATTGCTAAAAAAGCATTTACACTGGATTGAGAATAATCGTTACAAAGCAATCCCTAAGAACGATACTGCACTGCAAAACATTGTTGATGAAATAGTTGGTCAATATTTAGAAACTTTGTATTTACTAACTTTAAAATAAGGATTAATTATGAGCACATTTCAACTAGACCCTAACGGAGTAGCTAACGGAGTTCCTGCTTTAGGAACAACTCAAGTATTTACTGTTACCAACTCTAGTGTAGCTTCAACAGCTTTTGGTCAAAATACAACAATGGTTCGGATTGCTGTATCTTTAGGACATTGTCATTTTGCAATCGGTACAGCACCTACTGCATCTATTACAACAAGTCCTATGGCAGCAACTAATAATATTTTCTTTGTTAGAGTAAATCCCGGAGATAAAATTGCTGTTATTAAAGACTCTGGTGTAACATCTTCTACATTATCTGTAACTGAACTTCTATAAGGATAAATCATGAAAGAAACTAAAAAGCAACAAGCTAAAATTGGTAAAGTAATGCACGAGTACAAAGCAGGTACATTAAATACTGGTTCTAAGACTGGTCCTGTAGTTAAGTCTCGTAAGCAAGCTATTGCTATTGCCATGAGTCAAGCAGGAATGGCTAAGAAGCCAATGAAGAAGTCTGCTGGCAGAGGTAGATAATGAAGCAAGGACTCTATTCCAATATCGCTGCAAAGCGTAAAAGAATAGCTGAAGGCTCTGGAGAGAAGATGCGTAAGGTCGGTAGCAAAGGTGCTCCTACTGCTAAAGCATTTAAAGACTCTGCTAAAACAGCTAAGAAGAAAAAATAATGGTTAAGAAAGTTTATCAGAATCCTGAAGGTGGTCTTAACCAAAAAGGTAGAGACTATTATAACAAGACTACTGGCTCTAAACTAAAGCCGCCAGTGTCTGCTAAAGAGGCTGCAAAGTCTCCCAAAGCTGCAGGTAGACGAAAGAGTTTCTGTGCTCGTATGAGTGGTGTTGACGGTCCAATGAAAGATGAAAAAGGAAGACCTACTCGTAAAGCACTGGCATTAAAAAAGTGGGATTGTAAAAAATAATTGTTGACACATTGACAAAAGTGTGATAAACTAAGGAACAACATGGCAACAACTTACCTACAAGCTGTTAACTCTGTTTTGCGTAGATTGCGTGAGACAGAAGTTTCTACAGTCAATGAAAACAGCTACTCTAAATTAATTGGAGAGCTGGTCAACGACGCTAAAAAACAAGTAGAAGATTCGTACGATTGGAATTCCTTAACTACTTATTTTACTGTTACCACTGTAGCAGACCAGTATGATTACACTGTCACAGGTCTAGGTGATAGATTTAAAGTTATTGACTTTCTAAACGATACTCAAGACTATGCAATGATTAACATCACTGCAGAGCGTATGAATCGTTTTACAACCTTTGGCACACCACAAAAGTCTTCCCCTTTGTATTACACTTTTAATACTATTGATTCAGCTACAGGAGATACTAAAGTTAGTTTGTTTCCGTTGCCTGATAAAACATATTCTTTAATTTTAGATGCTGTTGTGCCACAAGCAGACTTGACTTCAGATGGAACAATCATCTTAGCCCCACCAACACCTATCATTCTTAATGCCTACGCTAGAGCATTGCTTGAGCGTGGTGAAGATAATGGATTAAATTCTAGCGAAGCATGGGCTTTGTACAAATCTTCTTTAAGCGACAATATTGCTGTGCAAGCTGCACACCACACTGAGTTTACTGAGTGGGTTGCTAATTAATGTCTAAAGCACTACAAGCCGCTACGATTGCAGCTCCGGGGTTCATGGGTTTAAATACCCAAGACTCTGGTGTTACTTTAGAATCTGGATATGCTTTAGTTGCTCAAAACTGTATTATTGATAAGTTTGGTCGTGTTGGTTCTCGTAAAGGCTGGACACCAGTTCATGCTTCTAATGGGGATTTAAGTACTTCAGATGTTAAGACATTAGCACAAGTTCGTGGTCCTGATAACAATACTGTCTTATTTGCTGCTGGTAATAATAAACTCTTCCTTGAAGAGTCTAGCGCTTTAGTTAAGAAGAATGTTCGTAATGCTGCCGATAGTGCTGATGTAAGCTATACCATTACTGCAGACCATTGGCAAGTATCTAACATTCAACAGTCTGGTGAAACTAAAGCATTTGCTACTGTAGTTCAAGCTGGTCATCCAGTATTGTTAATGAACTACTTAACTACTGCTTTTGGTTTTCAAAGACTAGGTGACTTAGGAACTGTACCGTCAGGCTATACAACGACTACCTTTACTCCTAACTGTTCTTTAGCTGCTTATGGACGCACTTGGGTTGCTGACATTACTGGTGACAAACAAACAGTCTATTTTACAGATTTAGTCAATGCTTTAAACTACAGCACCGGAACTTCTGGAAGATTAAACATTTCTGAAGTGGTTGGTGATGGAGACCCTATCACTGCAATTACAGAGCATAATGGTTTCTTAATCATATTCTGTACTCGCCATGTAGTTATCTATAGCAATGCTAAAGACCCTTCTAATTTAACTCTTTCTGACATGATTAGCGGTGTTGGTTGCATCGCTCGTGATTCTGTACAAAAGACAGGTACAGATGTTATCTTCTTGTCTGAAACAGGTGTGCGTTCACTGATGCGAGTGATTCAAGAGAAATCTGCTCCTTTGCGTGATTTGTCTAAGAATGTTCGTGATGATTTGTTATTGGATATCACAACGGAAAGTGACCGTACAAAGATTAAAGCAATCTATTCCCCATTAGATGCTTTTTACTTATTATCGTTACCTACCGTAGTTAAAACATATTGTTTTGATACTAGAACACAATTACAAGATGGTGCTTCTCGTGTAACAACATGGGATGTTGCACCAACAGCATTTTGTCTTACAACAACAACTGCATTATATTTAGGCAAAGCTGGTTATGTTGGTTTGTACACTGGATACATTGATAACTCTTCATCGTATTCTATGTCATATTATACCAATTATGCTGACTATTCAGCACCAACCACACTGAAGATGCTAAAGAGTGCTGATTTCTTTTTAATTGGTGGAGCATCTCAGAATGTGACCATTAAATGGGACTTTGATTACGCAGGTTCTTATAATGCACAAGCAGTTACTTTAGATGCGTCTTCTATTGCAGAATACGGTATTGGTGAATACGGTATTGGTAAATACTCAGGTGGGTCTGTAATTACTAAATTAAAGATACCAACTTCAGGTTCTGGTCGTGTAATTCAATTAGGTCTTGAGTCTAGTATTGGTGGTAATTCATTGTCTATTCAAAAATTAGATGTTTATGTCAAAATTGGAAGAACATTATAATGGCACTTGCTCAAGAATATACACCAACCGAGATTATCAAGAAAGACTTAGCTCGTGGTGGTTTTAGTAAAGAAGAAGACAAACTCTTAAAAGGATTTGTCGCTTTAATCAATGCAAATAAAGCTGTTCTTGTTCGTCATAACAACACTGTGTTTGTTGGTATCCGTAAAGAACCCGGTGTATTAGAAGTACATATGTATACACTAGACCCTTTGTCTACACTACCACAAGCAATGAAAGTTGCTTTTGATACCGTTAAAAAAGCTGGTGTTAAGAAACTACAATCTGAAACTACTAATCCTAGATTGATTAAAATGTTAGAAACACTAGGACCAGTAAAAACAACTAAAAAAGGTAAGAATATTGCATGGGAATTGGAGATTGCTAAATGAGATATAGTTTAGATTCTACGCTTCCAATCAATGCGTTTTCTCCTCGTGGTAATGGTCCTTTTGCGTATGGAATGACACTTGAAGGCGGTAGTAATCCAGTTCAAAGTGTTGTTAATGCTGTATCGGATGCAGGGCAGTCTATAGCTAATGTAGTTTCTGATGCTGGAACAGTGATTGATAAAAATGTTATTCAACCAGCTATTGATGACCCTGTAGGTACTGCAGTTAAGATTGCAGCGATTGCTGCTGCTCCTGCTACTGGCGGTACATCGTTGTATGCTATTCCAGCCTACGCAGCCGCTAAAGCAACTGCTGCTGGATTACCTATTGAAGATGTAGCGTTTAGAGCAGCCGTTTCTGCTGCTGCTACTGCTGCAGGTGTAGAAGTTGGTGACTACATTGGAACAATGGCAGAATATGGAACTGATGTTGGTTCACAACAAACAGCAATGTTAGCACAACAAAATATTGGTATTGGTACAGGTAATGTAGCTTCTACCACTGCTGGACAGATTGCTGGTGGCGCTGCTTCGGGCGGTATTGCTGCTGCTGCAAATGACAAACCAATAGATTTAGGTTTGTTGTCTGGAGCTACAAGCGGTGCAATTGGTGCAGGTGTTGGTGCAACAGTAGACGCTGCTGCAAATTCAGGATTATTTAATAATGTAGTTAGTCAAGCGAATACAGGAAATACAAATATGGAAGATTGGTTAACAGCGAGTGGATATTACGACAATCCCGCTAATGTGGATACATACACACCTCCGACGGCAGCAGATTTTTCTCCAATAGATTATGGACAAAACTCTGGTGATGTGGAAGCACAGGCAGGGGGATATTATGGTGGAGTTGCCCCAGTAAATCCGTATACTAATATGTCTGATGAACAGATTGCGGCTGAATTAGCTAAAACTCCTGCTTTTGTTGGTTCAGGAACAGACAGCAATACAATTCTTGGAATGGTTAAAAGTCTTGGTTCTTCTGTTGTTAAATCATTATTAGGTGGAACAGCTACTGCTGCACAAAGAGCCGCTGCTCAAAATTCAGGATTTGGTAACTTACTTGGTGCTGCTACTGGTTTATTTACTGCTAATCAAAATAAAGCTGCACTACAAAATTCTTATAATACTCAAGCACAATCAGTTCGCAATGCAGCTACTCAAGCACAAAACCTAGCATCCTTTACTCCTATTGGAACTACGAACTTCTTTGGTTCTTCACAGTTCACTAGAGACCCAGTAACAGGACAAATCACTTCTGCTGGTTTTACTCCTACAGCACAAGTTGGTGGACAGATACAGAATCTGTTTGGTTTAGGTGCTCAAGCACTCCCAACTACAACAAATACTCAAGACATACAAAGACAATATATTGCACAGCAACAGGGTTTGTTAGCTCCGGGTCGTGAACAAGCATTAGCTAACTTAAATAATACTCAGTTCCAAACTGGAACAACTGGTTTAGCTACTGGTGGTACAATGGCTGGCTATGCTCCCGGTCAAGCTGGATTAATGCAGACTAATCCTCAACTAGCTGCTTATTATAATTCTTTAGCACAACAAGATGCTCAATTAGCTGCTAACGCACCTACTTATGCTCAAAACTTGTTAAATTCACAAATTAATACAGGCACTGGTTTGTTTGGTTCTGCAAACACATTACAAGGATATGCACAACAACCGTTGACAATCTCTACAGACCTTGCTAAAGCACAATCTGCTGCAGGCGCTTATGCAGGTAATCTAGGTCTTACAGGACAAACTAACGCTGCTCAGTTGGCTGCCACAGGTATGTTACAAGGAAATGCAGCAATGCAAGGTACTTACAATCAATTAGGACAGACAGCAACTGGTCTTGGTAATACAATTGCAAACTGGTTAAGTTAAGGAATAATTATGGCAGACGGATTCGATAACATTGTTGGTGGTCTTTTTGGTGTAAGCCCAGAAAGTCTAAATCTTGCTCGTGAACAACAGAATTTAAACTTTGCTAAAGAAGTTGCTTCTGCAGAGGGACTAAAGCCCGGTGCTGGTTCAGTGCTTGGTGCTAATGTCATGGGTGCTCGTGGAGTACAGCAAGCAGGTGCTTTATTTGGTGTTCAAGACCCACTAATGCAACGAGTAACACAACAACAGCAATTACTTGGTGGTGTTGATTTTACTAACTTGCAATCTTTACAAACTGCTGCTCAAGAAGCCTCTAAAGCAGGTCGTCCCGACATTGCTCAAGAACTTGCTAAACGAGCTTTAGAGATTCAAACTAAAGTAGAAGAGAGACAATTAACTCGTGATACGCAATTACAGATTGCTCGTGAGCGTATTCAAGGTCAATTAGATGCTGCGGTGCAACGAGGTGCAGACCAAAAAGAAATAGCAAGAATTATGACAGAAGGTAGACAGCAGATGGCTATGTTGGCTGCTTCTCTTAAAGGACCTAAACCACTTGCGGCAAGTTTGCAAAAAGAAGAAGATACTAATTTAGCTGCTTTAGATAATTACACTGCTCAACAAGAAGCACTTGCTCCGTCAATTAAAGCATTGACACCAGATGCTAAAGGTGTTCGTCAGTTAGAATTAGGTCCGCTTAAAAATGCTGAATACATGGCACAAAACGCTGCTGGTAATTCTACACCACAAAGTCGTGCTTATGAGAATTTAAAATCTTCTGTAGATACTGCAGTAAACTTGTTAGTTAGTGCAGAAAAAGGTGTACAAACCGATGCCGATGTGAAGCGTTTTGCTCAAGCACTTGTTGCAGCATACGGACGCAATGATACTGCAACAACTCTACAAGCATTAACACGCTATAACGAAGCTATTGGTAAAGCGGCTAATAGAACAAAAGACAGAATTGAATCTCGTCGTCGTTCACAAGGTGTTGAATCTTATGGATTTGAACAAAGACCAGCAACACCAACACAAGAATCTGCAGCACCTAAGAAAACTCGTACACTCAAGTCTGGTCTTGTTGTAACTATTGAGGATTAATAATGCCAAAATATACCATTAATGGTGTAACCTACAACTCCGCTACAGAATTATCTGATTCAGATTTAGAAGAATTGGCTGGTGGAACAGCACAGACAGTACCAACTGCTGCACCACAAACAGCACCAGTTCCTCAACAGCGTTCAATGTTAGATGAACTAGGAAGACAAGTAGGGCTAACTG